TCTGGGCTAACGCGGTCCGGGGGGGTACCCTCGGTATACACGACCTTACCGTAGACGCTCCCCTGTCGACGAGCGCCTGTCCCACCCTTCGGGTCAGGGTGGGACACCCCGGCAGCGGCTGGCTTCCCCTTAGCTATGCTCATTGTACCTGCCTCCTCTCGTAGTCGAATGTTCGTGCTTCCCGTTGCTGTCCCACCCTGCCCACCCTTTTTTGCGGTTTTGACTCTCTACCCTTTCCGACATCCCTTCACTCTTTTCAGTACTTTTAGAATCAAGGGTGGGACAGTAAGGTATCTGATAGGTAGAACCGTCGCTTTAGCTGTCCCACCCTTGTTCCAGAAGGGTGGGACAGGGGTGGGACAGGGTGGGACAGCTACGCCTCCGTCGAGGCGATGCGTCGGTATCCGCGAACCTTCACGCCGTTCTCGCGCTGTTCATGCCGCTCGTGCGTGCCGAGGCGCTTGACCATCGTCCCGATGCGGGTGGCGACGCCGGTCGTGAGCTGTCCCATGGGCAGGTCGAGCGCGAGCCAGAAGTCGGCCGCGGTGAACCAGCGCCGGTCGCGCGCGAACATCGCGAGCTGCGGCAGCATCGGATCTTGCTCCTCGAAGACTTCGTTCGCGTGCTCGCGCTGCGCCTCAAGATCCTCCTCGAGGTGGTGCGGCTCGCCTTCTCGGTAGGCCGCAACCGCCTCTGCCCAGACCTGTTCTCGCTCTTCGCGCACGAGGTCGATACGCCCAGCGCGGACCGGAACGACCCACCATCGGCGGTTGCCGGTCGGGTCGTGGAGCGGCGTGTCTTCGTTCGTGCTCGCGAAGAACACGGAGGACCGCGGCACCTCTGCGATGGTGCGCCCGTATGGCGGTCGGTACTTATCGACCGCCGTCGTGAGGAAGCCCTTGACCGTCTCCTGTTCAGCCTTCCGCTTGCCAGCCAGCTCGGCGATCTCGTAGAGCCAGACGCCGTTGAGCACGATCGCGCCCTCCTTCGTGGCGAAGTCGATCTTCCCGCAGCTGAACCACGCAGGCGTGGTCGCGAGCGTCTCGATCAACGTGCTCTTCCTGACGCCCTGTCCGCCGTGCAGCGTGAGCACGGTGTCCACCTTGCATCCCGGCTCGTACACGCGCCGGACGGCCGCGATGAGGGTCTTACGCGCGTAGGCGCGGTGGAGGGGCGTGTCGTCAGCGCCGCACCAGCGCGCCAACCATCCGTCGAGGCGCTCGACGCCGTCCCACTCAAGAGTCGATAGCCACTCCCGCACGGGATGGTGCGCGTTCTCGCGCGCGACGAGCGACAGCGCATCGTGCGCCTGGTTCACGGTGAACTCTACGTCGTGCCGCTCAGCGACAGCGAGGCGCAGCTCGGTCACGTGATGATCTTGCAGCACGCCGCCGCGCCACTCGATCGCCTGCTTCAGCTCATTCCAGCGCAGCTGCCCAGCGAACAATGGGTCGCCGCGCAGGATGCGGTCGAGGTTGCGAAGCGTCGCCTTCGGCCTGCGCGGCACTACTACGCCATTGACCACGCGAGGCGGGCTGAACTCCAGCCCGAGGTCGATCTCACCGTCGTCCTCCACGGGCGGCGCGATGCCGAGCGCCGCGCGCATCGCAGCGCGTGACGGCGTCTCTTCGTTGTTGGTGTCCATTCGGTTCATCCGAGGAAGGAGGTGAGCGGCGCCATCCAGCCGCACGAGTTGAGGTGACTGCACTTCGCGTAGCCCGTCTGGTTGAGCGTCCACCAGACGGACCGGTCGCCGCACTTCGGGCACTTCACCTTGCGGGCGTGTTCGGCGGTCACGACCGCGCCCATGCGCTCGGCGAGCATCTGCCGCGCCGACGGGTCGAGGCGCAGGCGCCGTGCGAGCTCCTCGTCGGCGGCCTTCGCCGACCACGGCACACGCGACGGGACGTTGACGATCTTCGGCGGAGGCGGCTTCGGCTGCTCCTTCACCAGCTCGAGCAGCCACGCGGGCGCCTCGACGGGCGCATCCGCGTACATGCCGTCCGTCAGCATCGCGTACCGGACACCGGACCGGTGCATGGTCGGCGGCGCGATGACGTACCCGCCCTCTCCGCGGACATCCACGTCGGGCCCAATGCGCTTCGACGAGTTGCGGATGCTCACGTCGCCCGACGGCCACGTCCACCAGAGATGCCGCCCGCGGCCTGTTGCCACGCCGACCGTCTTCGTCACGCCATGCTCACGACAGCGCGCTCGATACCAGTCGAGCGCCTCTGCGCCGTCGAGGTCAAGCACCCACAGCCGGGAGGCCTTACCCGTCGCGATGCCGATGCCGGCGTCCGGCCACTGCATCCACCATTGCGCGACGAGGCCAGCGTCGGCGCTCGCCATCGTCTGCCACGCGGAGAGGCGCGGGTGCTTGCCTCTCGCCTTCTCTCCGCACTTCTCACGCGCCCAGCATCGGCAGACGAGGTCGTCGTCGACCTCGTACAGCGGATGCACGCGCAGCCCTGTAGCGGCGCACTGAAGCGCCCAGTCTCTCATCATTGTCTCTCGCCTGTCTCATCGCCGGGAGACAGGAGGGACGAGCCGTGAGGCCCGTCCCCCCTACGAGGAGCTACCCCGTGTCCGGCGAGGACGGGCATGTATTACCGCGCGCACGTCTGGCGCGTCAAGCCGCAGGCGGCTTCCTCTGCAGCCCGACCTCGAGCACCGCACCCTCGAACGCCATCGCCGCCGCCTGCGCGGGCGTCACGTCGAGGACGGTCGCGAGCGCCTCCAGCGCGTTCCACGTCTCAGGCGGCAGACTTAGTGACCGCCGTTCGGTCGGAACGCCGAAGCGAAGCGGGCGACCTGCGCCCTCCCGCGCGCCGCCGCGACTCACTTTGCATCCGACAGCATCTGGAGCGCAACGACGAGCGCCTCGGCTTCAGTATCTCCGACAGGAAGATCCGCCGTGCAGTTCAGCCCATAGACGGCCCATCCGTCGCGCTTTACGCGCCGTCCACGCCGCGGACCATGCGTCATAAGTGCATGGTCATGCCCGTATGACAATACGGGAGCGGTTCGGATCCCTGCTCCACCATGCAGACGCACGATCGAAAGCAAGCATCCGATCGTTGCCGCGTCGCTTAGGTCAACCAGAATGGAGTCTGTGGAGCCGAACATCTCGTCTCCACGATCATTGAACGCTCGGAACACATCGTCTGCAACCCAGACGACGCGATATCCGACTTCGATAAGCATTCCTGCTGTCCATCGCCAAAGCTTGCAAGCCTGCGCCCTTTGGCCGAGATCAATTAGTTCTTGGTCCATGTGTGCTCCTTCGTCGTGGTCAGCTTCATCGCCGCCCCACCCTCTTAGATTAGCGCGCAGTATTCTAATGGTCAAGGGACGCGTGCAAAAAGAATGAAGGCCCGCCCCTGCACCATGCCGAGGCGAGCCACCATAGATCCATACCAGAATCCGCAGCCGTTCTACGACGCCTTCCGCTCACGGTCAAGAGGCTGCACGGCAGGCCCGTACAGCTCGCGGCGTGCGGCCTCGACGCGGTCCCAGTCGACGCATCGCCTCCCGTGGTCAGGCGGCGAGGGCAGCCGCGCCCGCGCGACGTACCGCGCGATGATGATCGCCAGTCCGCGGCGCTGACTCGGCCCGCACGGGCGCCCGAGCACGATGAGCACCTCGTGACACGTGAGTCCCTGACAGCGGAGGGCGTACTCGGTCGCGTGCGGCTTGAGCTTCGACTCTCGGCGCCGCCGCTCGTCGCGCCCGCCGTGCCGCGTGAGCTGGGCCGACACGCTGCGATACGAGCGCCCGAGCTGCTCGGCGATCTCCCGCGGCGTGTAGCCGGTGTCGTAGAGCATCCGAGCGCGTCGGATCTCGACGGTCGACCAGTTGCGTTGACGAGGCGACACGATGCCGACCCTGAGCGCCTGGATCGCCGTCGCCTTGTGCGTCCGCTCAAGGCGCTCAGCGATCTCGCGAAGCGGCACGCCCTCCTTCGACAGGCGCTTCAGCTCCGCGATCTCGTGCGTGGTCCAACTACGCATGAGGCACCTCGAGCACCATACGCGCGATGACAACAGCGGGCGTAACGGCGTCGCGCTTGGCGATGTCGTCAAGCAGATCCCAGACACGGTCAGGCAGGCGCAGCGTGCGCGGCTGCAGGCGCGTGCCACGTCCCCATGGGTTCGGGCGCCCTGCGTTCGGGCGTGGTCCTCCGTGGCTCATGGCGCCGCCTCCAGCGCCGCGACGAGGGCTTCGGCTTCGGTGGAGCCAGAAGCAACCAGAATTGGCCGGGCGTCGGCGTGCCCGCCCTGAATTCCCCATCGGCGCAAGGGCGGGTACCACTCCAACCAGACTTGCTCGAAGTCATTACCCCACGCCTCCCGCACCAGCGCGAGCAGACAGCCCAGCGTGGCGGGGTCGTCGAAGTCGGGGAGCCACCCATCAGTTGACCAGTACGGTTCACCCGCTACGTCGTCGTAGATGCGCTGCTTGCCAATGGCGTCCGCCACCAGCATCCCACCCATGAACCGCCAGCCCCTACACTCCACGGCGCGCTTCGCGAGCGCGATCTGTTCTTCGGTCATGGCGCCTCCTCCAGCGCCGCGACGAGGGCTTCGGCTTCGCTATCCGCCGTTGCCTCGATGTAGCTCCCGCCGCCTTCGTGCGGCACGTTTATGCTCCAGTCACCCTCCGACTCGTCCCACATGGCAAAGCAGGTAGAGCAGTCGTAGGCCTCACGCACCAGCTCCAGCACGCACCCGAGCGTCGCCGGGTCGCTCAGGTCGGGCACGTCGAACTCATTGCTCCAGCGCCAGAGCAGCGCCTCGTCCCACGTTCGCCCCTGGAGGTCGCGCATCCCGCGCATCGGGTGGAAGTGTTTGCAGGCGACGAGGCGCTTGCCGAGTGCTTCGAGGTCGGTCATGGCTTCTCCTTGTGCCCAGCGACACGCTCGCGCCGCAGTTGCTCCAGCTCGGCGAGCAGCTCCGTCACGTCGAGATGCAGCTCGTCGGCGTCGCGGCGGGTGAGCCCGTCGGGCTCGAAGATCGCCTCGTACAGGCGCGCTCGCATGGTCGGAATGTCGGTCACGTTGCTCCTTCATCAGCATCGTGCTGATACATGCATGATACCGCACCTGTATCATTGACGCAAGGTCTTACTCCAGATGGCGACCGCAGAAGGGAAGGGCGCGCCGGCTGTCGCGTCGCCAAACTTCACGCGCCCGCGCAGGTAGACGACGTGTGCGTGAGGCAACACGTGCGAATGCCACCATGACGTATCGGTCCGTGCGGGCAGAAGGCCGACGACGAGGGCGCCGCGCTGGCTTTCCTCTGCGGCCTTCTGGACCCATCGCCCGATGGTCCGACCATACGGAGGGTTGACCCAGCATCGCGACGGCGCCCACTCTTGGCTCAGTCCGTCATCCTCTGCCGTGAAGTACCGCGCGCACTTCGCGTTGCTCGCGTCGGCGCACACGTCGAGGTCGAAGCGAAACAGCGCGTTCCACTCGTCAAACAGTGCCTGCGGTGTCGCCCACTGGTCAGTCGCTGAGCTGAAGTGCACGCTCATCGCCCGACCATCCCGCGACGGTCCAGCTCGCGCTGGATGTACCAGAGCGCCTTACGCAGGTCTTCGACAGGCGCGCCCTTGTGATCCGCGCGGGCGATGTACTTCACGGCGTTTCCGAGTGAGAAGTTGAGGCCCCACGCCTCGATCGCATCGATGACCTCGATCGTGCTGTGGGCGTAGTGCTTCGGATGGTTGACGGTGTCCATCAGTCCTCCTTTCCGATGTCGCGGTACTCGATGCTGTCATCCTCGAGGGGCTCGCGCTCGCGGCGGTGCTCGCCGCGTTCGATGTCAGCGGCGATGTTGCGGCGCACGTTGCAGTACGCGCAGAACCGATCCTCATGCCCAGGTGACCCGCATTCTGCACGCAACCACGCCACCACGGCGGCGCGCTCGTCGTTGCGCTGCTCGTAGGCCTTCGCCATGCGGGCGCGCATCGTGGCGACGCCCAGCTCCAGCTCCGCGTTCTCGGCACGCAGCCGCTCGACCTCCTCGACGAGCGCGGCGAGCTGCTCCGGCTCGACGCACGAGCAGCTCCACGGAATGTCACGGCACGCGACGAGGTCGCGCTTGATGCGGTCGAGATCGGTCACGGCTTCACCTCGGTGACGGGCACGTCTTCGGCGCCCACGTCACGACGCGACCACGGGCCACAGACCACGTCGCACGCACGGTATCCGCGGGCCTTCGCCCATCGGATCGACGCTTGAAAGTTGCGATACCCATCCGGCCCATCAAAGCGCGCGATGACGCGCTCGCTTCCGACGAGCACTACCCTGCTTTCAGTATCAGTCACGTGTTGCTCCGTAGAGTGCGAGGCAGGCGGCGTCGGCCAAGCCGTCGTGCGGCTTGCGGCGCCGACCGGGAGAGAGGTCAAGGTCGCGGACCTGTGCAGCGCGGGCGATGGCGCGGGCTTTCCCTTCGCCGGGGATGTCGCGGAGGACCGCCTTCTGCCACGACTGCGGTGTAGGCTCGAGGACCGACGAGATGCGCCCCGCGAGGATGCCGCGCCAGAGGCCCCAGCCCACGCCGAAGCGGAATGAGCTAGACACACCCTCGCCGGGCCGCGCGTGTACGCGCTCGAGGACCGCCAGCGTCGGCGCCCACTGCAGGATGGCCTCGCTGACGGCAGTGTCCATCCGCTCCGGCACGTAGCCGTCCGGGCAGAGGTCGCGGGTGCAGTGCTGCAGGACGCAGCTCACGCCCGATGCGTCACGCACGAGTACGACGAGGGCGCCGTCGAGGCCGGGATCGATGCCGAGGAATGCGGTCATACCTGCTCCACCTTGGCGATGCGCTCGCCGATCCAGCGCATGACCGGGACGGCCATGCTGTTGCCGAGCGCCTTGTACCGAGGCCCGTCTGGGGACTCGTCGGCGCTCTTCTTCTTGTACGGGATGCGCGTGTAATCGTCAGGGAAGCCCTGCAGACGCTCGCACTCTCGCGGCGTGAGGCGTCGGACGGCCATTAGCGTAGCCACCGCCGGAGGATGCGCGCCGGCCGCGAGAGGGTGACACGGGTCGCCTGGCTTCGGCACGCTGCGGTTCAGCGGTGACGTGATCTGCGTCGTGTCGAAGGCAACCGTGAGGTTGTAATGCTCGTCGCCAGCCGGTCCGCCCGTACCCTTCGCCCACTTGCTGCTCACGGTTCCTGCGACGCTACCGCCATCAACGCCGCCGCAAGCACCTGCGGTAGCGCCTTTCCACGCTTCTCCGCGCGTCGGAGGATCCCGGCGCACGCCTTCGGGCTCAAATAGAACCGCTGCGGCACGCTCGCTGCGTCCTCCAGCACACGCGACAACGAACACACGACGGCGTCGCTGGGCCACTCTGAACCACTGCGCGTCCAGGACTCGGTAGGCCCACCCATACCCCAGCTCCCCCAGCGCCCCGAGGAAGGCTCCAAACGCCCGTCCTCCGTCCTGAGACAGGACACCGGGGACGTTCTCCCAGACGATCCAGCGAGGGCGTAGTGCCTGCGCCAGTCGGACGAACTCCAGCGTAAGGCCGCCTCGAGCGTCGGCGAGCCCGCGGCGGAGTCCTGCAACGCTGAAAGCCTGACAGGGCGTTCCTCCGACGAGGAGGTCGACGCCGGCATCGCGAATAGGGTGAGCTGCATCAATGAGCCTCGTAAAGTCGCCGTAGTTTGGAACGGTCGGGTAGTGGTGAGCGAGCACGGCAGACGGGAACGCTTCGATCTCGCAGAACGCCGCAGGCTGCCATCCAAGTGGGTGCCATGCGACGGACGCGGCCTCGATGCCCGAGCAGACAGAGAGATACTTCACTCCTCCCCTCCAATGAACCCGCGCGCGGCCTCGTGCACAGCTTCCCAGACAGGGTCCGGCGTCGGGATGCCGCACGCCTCGTAGAGCTCGCAGCACTGCCGCGCGTCGAGGTCGAGCGCGACGCACAGCATTGATGCGGCGAGCGGGTCAGGACGGCGCAGCCCGTGCCAGTACCCGTGCATAGACTGCCGAGACATTCCGAGGTCGCGGCACGTCCTCCACACGTCGGAGCGCGTGAGGCCGTGAAGTGCGGCGAAGTGCTGGATGCATTCGTTGGCGTTCATGCCTACCTGATACCCTGACGCACAAACTGCGTCAACGTGCGTTGACACGTATCCGGCTACCTGCTACCTGTAGTGCACCACGGAGCAAACACGTGACGGAGTCGAGGCTTTACACACTGGCGCGGACCTACGCCGACGCCATCGAGAGTGCGGAGGGCTGCTGCGTGCTGCCGGGTAGCGTGCTGCTTCTCGGCGCTGCGCCGATGCCTTCCGATGCGGTCATCGTCGGAAGCTACATCACGTGGACGATCGACGGCGTGAAAGTGCACGCGATGACGGAGCC